TTTCAGAAGAGACTTTAGATCAACTCGTCGAAGATCGCGAGGTTCTCCTCGATACTTTGACAGTGGTTCGAGAGAAGATTCGAGAGAGGATGGAAGAACCCAAGCGGGTGATTCGATCGGAGTGCAGTCAGGAAGAAAATGAAGATCGTGAATACCATGCTGGATTCATAGCGGGGATGGCTGGCCGTCCTGCAAACGGCTCGACCAACGATTACGGCAAAGGTTATTCAGACGGGCTCGTGGAAAGGATGAGGGGATACTCTCCAGAGGAGAAGGAGGATGGAAAAGAACGCGAGCCAGTCGCCAATGTTGGCGATGTTCTCGAGCAGGCGAAGGATGAGTACATCGCCTGTGTCACCTGCGCTCTCTACGATCACGTCATCGGGAAGTGCAAGGTCGAGTACGTTCGGAAATATTCAAAACCGATCACCGATCCGAAGATTCAGTTTTGCACGATGTACGAACGGAACAAGAACAGACCCGGTAGCAATTCCAAGAAGTGAGGATTGAGATGGCCCGCACGATAAATCAAGAGCGTTGGGTGTGCCAGTGGTGTGGCGCGTCTGGATGGTGGACTCCTTCGACGCACATCGGTGAGCCGCCGACCAAAGACCACAGCAAACCAGACGGCCGAGTATGTCGATTGGCTGGTCTGAGCAAAGATGAGGTTTGGATGCTTGCTCGCAGGGCCGGGATGCCTGCGAGCGGGAGGCACGGATGAGCCAAATCGAAGTCACGGGTGTGTGGTTCGTGGGCTATGGTGTTGGTCAGTGTCTAGTTCGTCTGCGAGGCATTCGAACCCAAGGAGGAGTAATTGTGTCGGAGTTCAAGGAAGTAGGCAATGCCGGCGATACAACCGTGAGAGTTGAGGTGCTCGTCTCGATCTTCGAGCGCCAACGAGAGAACGAGCCCGAGGAAGGCTGGCCCGAAGGAGACCTGCACCCGAGTCAGGTGCTCTTGGCCATCAGCGAAACCATCGGCCAGTCGTGCTCGGTCTGCCGTAGCCGGCACGGGTCGGAGGTGCATCATGCGGCAGAGTGATCTGTCAGCGCCGTTCCCGTGGTTCGGCGGAAAGCGCAAGGTCGCCGATGCTGTCTGGCAACGCTTCGGTCGCGTCGTCAACTACGTGGAGCCCTTCTTTGGCAGCGGCGCGGTCCTGTTAGGTCGCCCGTCGCCATTCGACGGCAACGAGACGATCAATGACCTCGACGGTTACGTCGCCAATTTCTGGCGAGCCGTCAAGCACGCGCCGGAAGACGTGGCAGAGTTTGCCGACAATCCAGTCAACGAGAACGACCTGCACGCACGCCACGTCTGGCTTCTACAGAAACGTGAGACGTTGCAATCCAGCCTCGAGGGCGACCCGGACTTCTTCGACGCGAAGATCGCCGGCTATTGGGTGTGGGGGGTCGCGTGCTGGATCGCCGACGGCTTCTGTTCCGGCGCTGGCCCATGGTGGGTGAACGAAGACCGCCAACTCGTCCACCTCGGGGACAACGGGCGGGGCGTGAACCGCAAGCTCGTCCACCTCGGGGACAACGGGCGGGGCGAACCGCAAGCGCGTCTGAGTCCATGGTTCAATGCGCTCGCAGAGAGGCTTAGGCGTGTGCGCGTGTGCTCTGGCGACTGGTCGCGTGTCTGCGGGCCGTCCGTTACATCCAAACATGGGTTGACCGGAGTGTTTCTCGACCCGCCATACGCCGACACCGCCAATCGCAGGAGCAATATCTATCGAGTGGACAGCGAGATCGTGGCGCACGCCGTTCGCGAATGGGCAATTGAAAACGGGGGGAACAAACTGCTCCGTATCGCGCTCTGCGGCTACGAAGGGGAGCACGAGATGCCTGGGAACTGGTCGGTATACGAATGGTCAGCCGGCGAGGGCTATGGCAGGTCCGCAGCGCAGCGCAGCGGGAACGGAAAACGTGAGCGTATCTGGTTCTCTCCCGCCTGCCCGACGTCCCGCCAAGCCAGTCTGTTTGAAAAATAGAGAACATGAGTTCGTGCAGCGGAAGGAGGTGAGCGCGATGTGTAAGCCAGGATGCCCAGGATGCGGTGATGGAGGTGGGAAGAAGAAGTAAGCACGAAAGTGCCCTCGGTTTATTTCCAATGTAAATAGGAGGCGGGATGAAGCTAAACCTTCAAGGTGTCCTAGACCTGATCTTCGTCGCGTGTCTTTGTCTCGCTTTCCTACTCCCTCTTCTCATCCTACCGATAGGTACCGGTGAAGTCGATCCGAGGTGGAGCGTTCCGATCGGTCTCACATGGGTCGTCTCTCTTCTCTTCATCTTTCTACTCGGACATTGGAGAAAAGAATAAAACCTTCAAATTGCCGTCCAGAGAAGGAAAGGAATAAAATGGTCAAAAAGAACAAGAATGGTTCAGATATCACGATCACCATTCCTCGGATGTTTGGAAAGAAGATCGCGGAAAAGCTAGGTCTCAATTGGCAGAAAGTCATCTCAGACGATGAGACCCTCGAGAGGTTCGAAGGAGGTATCCTCGGCTTGGCTCTCGTCGCTGTGAATCTTCTCCCACCAAATTTCAAGCTGAAGGAATAAATTTCCATCTCGAATTCATTTCCATTTCGAATCCCAATCTAGGGAGTGAGAAGGGATCATCACCCAAACTCATCCGATACCCACAAAGGGAGACTGATGAACACCACCATTTCAATCCTCGAATTTCCATCTTCAATTCCCCTCCCAAAACCAATCCAAAATCTATCCAAGAAAGTGTTCATCCAAACCCATCCTTCTCAGCAGTCTAATCCCTTCTCACTCTTTTCCAGAACATCATCAAAACAAGCCATCAAAGCACCAAAGAGAGATTCAGAACCAGATAAGAACCAAGGAAGCACCATAGTAGAACATCCATTCACAGAACCATTAGAACACAATGCTCACAACACTCTCTCGAGATCCATCTCAAGACCCTATTCACGTAATTTCTTCTCCCGTATTTTGACCCTTCATAGCCAAACCAGACAAAAGACTCATTCATAGCGACGTCGAACTAAACTCAACCTACGAAGACCAAACGCGCCATCCTGCCCCCGCAGTGCAACCGGCCCCTCTTCGCAGGCGCGCGTTCCCCGACCATCTCAGATCCATTTACACCGTAAATAGGAGAAGACCACGCCCGAGAGAATCGTGTTCAGTGACCAGAGAGAGTTCCAGTCAAACTCATCGATCGTGATGATGTCGATCCAACCAGCATCTCATCGACCATGCTCAGAGAGATTGGGAAGGTCGTTCTCAGTTACGTCGAAGTCTCCATGAAGAGATTCCATTCTCTCAGTGCAAGAGACATCGATCTCATTTCAAGAGAAGCCAGCCCAATCTAGTAAGACCACCATTCAAACCCTTCCTTCTCGAGATCCAATCCAAGGGAGAATCCTCTCCCGAACCAATCCATCAGAACCCATATGAACACACGTGCTCGACATCATTCATCCCCGAGATCCAATCCATAGAACACACGTGCTCGAACATCCATAGAACACACGTGCAGGAATCCAACCAGAATGTGGGACACCACCCCCCGTACTGGCACGAAAAGTGAAAAAACGAGACGGTGGGGACGCATGTCAGGGTCACGCAGAACGCGCAACAAATTTTTCGTATGCGCCCCTTTCCGTGAATCCTTGTGATCGTTCGTATGCGCTTCGATCGGTGAGTCGTTCGCGTTCCCGATTGCGCTTCCGAATCCGGCCAGCGTTCCCGAATTCGCCAAGCGCCCGGGGCACGGGTTCGTTCCCAATGATCTGTCCTGGGCAAGAAATCGTTCCTGGTCAAGAAATCGTCGGGAGCGTGGCGACAACTTGTCATCTTCGCCTCGAAGGGCTACAAGAGTTATCCGTTTCTGGCGTGAGTGGTGTTCCGCGAGATGTGGAACACGTGCTAACCTGGGAATCGTTGGTCTCGAAAACAAGAAGGAGAAGAAGATGAGAGAACGGATTCAGAGGGCGATCCTTGTGACGTGTGTCTTCGTCGGTCCGGTAGCGTTTCTGTGCGCACTGATTTGCCAGGCGATGAGGCTGCACGATTTGGCAGGGAGCTTGATGATGGTTGGCGTGATTGCATTCATGGGTGCTTTGGCTGTCGGAGGGTGAGGGTTTGGAGATTGGAAGGCGGAAGGGGAGACGGTATAATGGAGATGTTGGCAGAGTGTCCGGTCGAATCATTTACAGTGTAAATAGGAAGGAGTTTGAGCATGCCAGATCGTTGTCCGAACTATTGTCCTTATCTCGTTTTTGAGAAGATGGAGTCGCCTCGGGAGGAACCGATTGGTGAGGTGCGGGAGTTGTTGGTTGAGGTCCTCGAGACCATTCAACGGAAGGTTCAAGAGTCGGAGGGTGTCTGGAGACGGGTTGAGAAGCTTGTCCTTGAAGAGCTTCAATGGGCATTCGAAGAGGCGTCGAGGGTGAACGGGATTGATCCGGAGGATGACAAAGACGGCCTGCGTGATTTCTTGATCGAGCATGACCAAGATCTGATTCATTCGGTGATTGCGAAGTTGAAGACCGCCATGCTGAAGAGAGACCCTTCACTCGACCCGAACGATGACGAGATGGGTTTGAAGGCACATATGTATCAGAAGGGAGTGGAAGACGCGAGGGTCGGTAAGCCAAAGGCTTGTGAGTCGCCCTTCTACCTGAAGGGTTATGACGTCACGATCGATGATGAGAAGGATCGTTTGCTCCGGGAGATTCAGAGTGTTCCGGCTGTCGAGCTGAAGGAAGAACCTAAACCCGAGGAGCCCAAGGAGCCAGGGTTGGATGCGTTCAAATATTGGTTGGGAGAACAGGCTGCTCTGGCTGGCAGGGAGAAGGAGAGTGACGATCTGATGTATCTGAAAGGGTACGAAGCCGTACGCCGTGCAGGAAAACCGAAGTCGCTCGTATATGAGGTAGGTGAAGGGGATGCCAAACGTGGTCTTCCGCCGAGAAACATCACCTCCCCACTTTATCGGCAAGGTTATGATGATGCTATCGCGGAGGCCAAAGAGGAACTTGTACGTTGCTGGATGGAGAAGCCGGAAGAATTAGGCTCTGTTGGGTTCTTATCCGATCGAGTGCGGAATGAGGAGCGAAGGAAGCGAGATCTTCAGTGCAGTTTGGGAAGAGATGACGCGCTGGTTGGAATCGAGTCGAGAGGAAATAACATTTACTATCGGGTTGGTTATATCGACGGAACGAGAGAGAAGAAAGGAGAGTAGTCATGTTAATGTGGCAGAACGAATTCCTCGAAGGCGCGAGGAAGCACGGTGTAGACATGGAGATCGTGAAGAAGGATGAGAGCCAACTGATGCGATTCCTCGGGTGGTTGCTGTTCTTCTGCCCGAACTTCGAGAACTTCGTGACGACTATGCGGAGGAAGGTCTATGTTCCCTCGTTCGAGGCGCTGGGAATGGAGACGATGGCGCATGAGATGCAGCACGTTTGGGACTGGAGCCGGATGAAGTTGTGGTATACGTTCATTTACACGTGGCCGCAGAACTTCGCGTTGCTCAGTTTGTTGTCGTTCTGGTCACTGTGGTGGTTATTGTGCCTTTTGTTCCTGTTGCCTCTGCCGTCTCCGGGGAGAATGTGGATCGAAAGGCGTGGCTATTTGATGACGCTTCTGGTTTTGAAGTGGAAGCGAGGAATGGAGTCGGAGAAAGACGATCTCATGAGGTGGAGATTGGAGCGGAAAGACCGTTATTGGGTCATCTCGCAGTTCGTCGGCTCGAGCTACTACTTCATGTGGCCTTTTCAGAGTAACCTCGAGAGCTGGTTTGAGGTGGAAGTGGCCCGGAACGTGGAGCCGAAGGAAGATTGGATGATTTGGGTCAAGGATTTTGTCATCAAAAATCGGGCGATGACGTGGTAGATTTCCTCGTAGGAGGATCAAATGGACAGTGACATCGCGAAAATTGAGAATGAAGCGAGACTCGTTCGGTTCTTGCAACTCAAGAAGAGTGGAGAGAGCGATGATGACATCAGGGCGAAGTTTGAGATGGACTTGGAGACCTATGATGCATTCGTGAAGGAATGCTTTCTGCATGAGGTCGAGCGGATTCAAAACAAGTCTGTCGGCGAGGTCTACGTCGAGTATATGTTGGCGCAGAAGAAGTGCATCGCAGATCTGGAGAAGATGGCGACGAAGTTCGATCAAGCCAAACATTACTCGGCTTTGGTCAATTCGGTGAAGACGAGATCGGATATCCTCGACAAGATCATCAAAGTTGGGCAAGACTTCGGCTTGCTGGAGAAGCGACCTGAGCGGAAAGAGATTGTCGCCGGCGTCCTGATAACGAAGATGGACGATGATCAACTTCGGAATACCATTCTCGGAGAGTTGAAGAACCTAGAAAAGATGATGAACCACTTCGGAGACCACACGATCATCGACCTGCCGCAAGGTTCGATGTACCGTGAGCTACCCGCACCATTGGAAATGAAGGAGCCTGAGAGTTTGGAAGGCCACAAGACGAGGAGCCACGTCATTTCTGGTGGTCGCAAGGTCGTCAAGAAAAAGAAGCCGTAGTGCAACCAATCGGAGGATAGACCATGAAGGACGTTACGATCATGTCTGAGGAAGATGCCAAAGAGAGAATTTTCGATCTGAAGTTATTTGGGGATACTGATGCGTGGAAGTTGATATGTAAAGCTGCTTCTGCTAGTGAAGGTTGGTATAAAACAACCAAAGCCATGGAGATTGAGGGTGTTGGTTGTTTGGTTCAGACAGAGACACGTGAATTGAACGGGGAAGACGCCGTTCTTTCTCAAGCATTGATGTTCGTTCCAAATGTTACTATTCGGGATATATTCAACAGCGACGGGAAGTGTACCGGCAGGTATCTGTGCTCGACGAAGGTGCAGGAGTTGGAGAAGTATCAACAGTGGATTGATACGACGGGACTGATCGGTGGTGGTTGCGAGTAGGAAGGGGCTTGCTGTCTTGCATCAAGTTCGGCTATTCTGACTTCATCGCTTGGCGAACGCTTCCTAGCGATTTTATTCGCAGGTGAATCTGAAGAATGTCCTTTGGAGGATCCGTCAAGGAAGCGAGAAAGGGAGTGGATCATGGCTTCTGGTGGTTCGAAAGTAGCGCGTGGTAGTTTCTTGGGTACTGGATCATCGATCGATTGCAGGGTAGTTGGATTCCGCCCTCGCTCGGTCAAACTCTTCAACGTGAGTGGCTCGGTGCTGGGCACGTGGATCGAAGGAATGGCAGACGCGGCCGTTCTGAAGCAGAGCAACGATGGAGGCTCTGTGTCCCCTTGCTTCTTGGGACAGCCGGTACTGGCGGATGTGGATCGAATTGTCGATGATCAAGCTTTCGCAGATGGTTCTTTGACGATTGCGGCTCAGCTGGACTGCCCTCGGAACATCACGATCGCTCTGACCGATGCAGACAATAGCTGCACGGGAACGATTCTCGTCACAGGCAAGGACAACCAAGGTCGGGCAGTGACCGAGACGATTTCTCCCGATGGCTTGGGTGGTGGGAAGACTCTCACCGGAACCAAAATCTTCGCGTCTGTGACGAGCGTGGTCGTGTCTCTCGCGGCTGGCGCAGGTGGCGGCGATCTGGTCAACGTCGGAGTCGGTAACAAAATTGGCCTTCCTCTCGACATCGCTGCTTCCTCGAAAGTTCTCGATGTCTATTTGGGTGGAACGAGAATCGCAGCCCCGACAATCGTGACTGGAACTTCCATCTCTACCGTCGATGTCTCCGCTGGAACCTATGATGGCGCGAAGGCCATGATCGTTTGGCTGTCTGTTCCGAATCAACTCGCGTCTCTCGCGTCTTCTGGCGGAATCACTCCGTTGAGTGACGGCTTCCGTTTGGGAACAGACGCCGACCTCAACGTCAGTGCCGAACTAGTTTACTTCGAATGCATCGAGTAAGCTGGCCGAGAAAAGGAGAAAGACAATGTCTTCAGGATCACAGAGACAGTATGCTGGTAGCTTCATCGGTTCAGGGTCGGCCTTCAACGTCGAGACGGTCGGGTTCCGGCCTCGCTTCATCCAATTCTTCAACGTGACAGGTTTGACCAGTGGTGTGTGGGGAGAAGGGATGGCGGACGGTTCCATGCTCAAGCTGATCAACCATGCTTCGGCGCAGCACATCCTCGTCACCTCGAATGGAATCACCCCGCTCTACAACGGCTTCACTGTTGGGTCAGACGCCGATCTGAACACGGCAAACGAGATTGTCTATTTCCTGTGTTGTGAGTAATCAATAAGGCAGCTAGGACTCCGAACAATCGGAGTCCTAGTTTCCCTTTTACGCAAGAAAAGGAGTTCTTCAATGTCAGGGATCACGATGAGTCCTGATTTCACGTTCTACCGCTCAGTGGCGGATGCAGACGATACGCTTCCAGAGACCGATGAAGGAAAGGGGTTCAACACTTCTGACTATGAAGATGTGATCATCGATGTGGTTCCAGCCGGTGGATGCGATCCAGATCTAAAGATTCTGTTCTGGTCGGATGCGGCCAGTGCTTTTGTCGCCGAGAACACCGCAATCACTTTCACTGGTGCTGGTGCTGACACGCCCTATCAAGTTCGCGTGAAGGCTCTCGGTCGAAAGTTGTTCGTGGCTGTCAGTGGCATTGTTGCTGGTGACACGGCTGACTTGTACGTTGCTGGATGGAGATAGCCTTGCGGCAAGCAAGAAAAGGTGTGCAGCTTCTTCACGGAGATGCGGGGCTGCTGCACTCGTGCAACAAAGAAGAGCTGATCAATCTCTACGATCAGTATCGGAGGATGTCTAACGATTTACTCCGCAGGGCAATCCTCGAGTACGATCGAATCGACTTGCTTGCCACACAGGTTCTCGGATATCAGATTCATCCGTTGCATCTCGCAATCCAGAAATTTCAATTCGAGCATCTCAAGACTCTTCAATTGGTTTTTCGAGGCGCTGGTAAAAGCACGACAGGGACAATCGTCAAAGCAATCCATCTGCTCTTGAAGAATCCGAACTTGAGAATCTGCCTCGCCAGCAAGACGTCTGGGAATGCCGAAGGGTTCCTAAAAGAGATCAAGGCACATTTCGAAAACAACAAGAAGCTTGAAGATATCTTCGGTCCTTATTTCGATCCACGCAAAGTCACGAAGTGGGACTCGAAAGAGATTGAAGTTCTTCCACGCACGATTCACACGAAGGAAAGCTCAATCACTTGCGTTGGAGTTGATGGGACGATCGTCAGCAAGCATTACGACGTAATTATCTCTGACGACTTGGTTGACGAAGAAAATTCGCGTACCAAGTACATGAGGGATCGGACCAAGACTTGGTTTTATCAAACCCTCGATCCATGTCTCATGCCTCCAGACCCTAGCGTTCAACATCGAGGAGAGCATCACATTTTGGGAACACGGTATCACTTCGACGATCTCTACGGCAGCTTGATGCAGGGCGAGATGAAGGACTGCTTCCAAGTCATCCCTGCTTTGGACGAACTCGGAAGAAGTCCT